CGCTGGCATCCAGCATCTTTGTTGACCGCGCCACGAACGAGCCCGTCACCGATACCGAAATGCCGGCTATCGTCATCAACCCCGGCGATCAGGCTTATGAGGAGTTCGACCTTTCGACGACCCGCCATATCGCGGAGTTCGGACTCGATATTTACGAAACCAAGAGCCAGTCGAAATCCATCGCGCGCAAGCAGCAGGAAACGATTGTTCTGATCGTCGCCGCGCTCGCCGCCGACCCTACGCTTGGCGGCCGCGTGCAGACGATGGAGCCTCAGAGCGCGTCGTCACCGGACGGCAATGCCACGGACATCGGCGCCGTCACCCTGACGATCCTCATCGTCTATTTCACGCCCCGCGGCGACTTCAACACCATCATCGGCCAATCCGGCCTGTTCACCTGACAAGGAGACTATCATGGTCGATCGTTCCAACGCCTCGGCATTCGCAGTCGTCAAGGAGGTCACGTCCGGCACCTTCGTCGCGCCCAGCAACACCGCCGACTTGCTGCAGATTGCCGACATCAAGGTCCAGATCGACGGCATCACGGTCGACATCAACGAATATACCGGCTCGATTCACAAGGTCGGCTCGGTTGTGCTCGGCAAGTCGCTGACCGTTTCCGGCAAGCTCTATCTGCGCGGCCCCGGCACCAGCACCCCGCCGGTTGCCGATGCATGGATTCCCGGCCGCATCCTGCAGGCTGGCGGCCTCGCCGAAACCGTGACCAGCACGGCAATTCCGGCAGCACCGGAAGCCGTTTCGGCCGGCACCACCACCGGCTTCACCCTCGGCGCCGGCGCGACCGGCACGCTCGATCTCTACAAGGCGATGATGATCAAGCTCGCCACCGGCCTCGGCGGCACCGGCAACAAGCTCTATACGATGATCCGCTCTTATGCGGCGTCAAAGGCCGCGACCATCGCTGAAACCGCATCTGGCGCGATCACCGGCAACTATCAGTTGCCCAAGCAGCTTTCGTATCGGACCTCGACCAGCTCGACGATCCCGACGCTTTCGACCTCGAACTGGATGGGCAACTATCGCGTCGATGGCGTTGGTATGGCGATCAGCGCGCTCAAGTTCGTGATGCCGACGACCGGCCGCAACGCCAGCGAGCCGCCGTATTTCGAGTTCACCCTGACCGGCGACGTTTACCAGGACGCCGACGAAACCTGCCCGATCGTCACCGCCGGCCTCGCTATCCCGCCCTACCGCGACGGTAAGCTGTGGGTCGGCAACACGCAGATGGGCGGCACGTCGTTCGATGTCGACTTCAACGCCACCGTCGCCTATCCGCCGAATCCGAACAACGCTTCGGGCAACGAGACGGCGCTGCTGACCGGCACCCAGCGCAAGGTGTCGCTCAACCTCAACCAGTATTCCAAGGCGACCAAGGACTTCATCGCGCTCGCCGATGCTCAGTCCTACAACGCCGTCATGGCGCTGTGGGGTTCGGCGACCGGCAATATGTTCGGATTTTTGGTGTCGGACGCGCGGTTCAACTATCGCTCGCCCGACAACAGCGCCGAATATGTGACCTCGACCGGCGAAATGTTCGTGGATGACGCGAACCGCACGGTCAGTTTGTGCATCCCATTTTTCTAGGGGTTTTTGGCTGGCGCTGCGCTTCGGCGTTGCGCCGGCCTTTTCGTGTTTGAGCTAAGTGGCTGGGAGGCCGAACGCAAATGACCGCACTGACAAAAGACGACATCGAGCATCACATTCCGGCAAGCCTCGCGAACCTCGCCACGCCGCCGGTGTTCCTGCTACGCCCCGCGACCATGCGCGATGAACGCGCCTTCCGCCGCGCGCTGCAGCTTGAAGGTCTGACCCGGCATGAGCCTTCCGAGGTTCGCGTCGAGATCAAGCGCGGCCTGCAGGCCAAATGGTCGCCCGATGAGTTCGAACAGGGTTGGGCCATCCTCAATGACTTTTGGGATGGCGGCGACCGGCTGGCTGAAATGCCGCTCGAAACCGACGAGCAAAAGGCAGAGTTCGAAGCCGCCAAGGCCGAACTCGACGAGATCGCGCCCGCCGCCGAACTGCTGATGACCAAACTCGCCGATGTCTGGCCGCCGCTGCGCCGCATCGTTGCTGACAATTCCGACTTCGATTCCGACTTCCACAGCGTTGCCATCGGCATGTTCGTTGTGGGCTGGAAGAACGTCGACCTCCCATATTCCCGCCAGGCCGATCAGGTTTCCCTCGATACGATTTATGCGTTGCGGAAGAAGCTCGTCTCGATCGAAAACGACGCCATCGCCGACAAGGTTGAAGGTGTCGTTCCCGGCCTCGCCTATATCCAGTTGGCGAACCATGTGCTCGCATCGATGGACCTCAACCGGGGTGCGGAAAAAAACTCCGAATCGCAGTCGCAGAGTGGGCCAACGCCGCCGCCTTCGACTGCGAACTCCCCGATGGATGGCTCATCGGAGACGAGCACTTCAAAGAAAACCCCACGCGGCAAATCAGCCAAGACGACCGCGAGCTAGTTCGCCTCTATCACCGTTGCGCCGACTATTACGGAAGGATCGCCGAATGGCCGGATGGTGGATGCTTGCTCGATCAGCCGAAGCGGTTGGTGCAGGCGTTCGAAATCATCCGGCGCGAGCTGGCGCGGCCTGAGAACAAGCCGGGCTGATGTCGTTTTCCCTTCGCGGTCCCGATCGCAAATACATCGGCGAGATCCGCAAGCTCACCTACGAGAAACTGGCGAAGGCTGTTGCCAAGAGCGTCGACGCGACGATCAAGGAAACAAAGTCCGAGATCAAAGGCGCAATGGGCTCGGCCAAGCTCGGCAAGCTATCGGGCGCTATCGGCGCGGGCTCGGACGTATCGCGCAACCGCGTGCCGGACATCAACACCGTTGGCCCCGCGCGCTGGCGTGCCGGCGGTTTCATCGTCGCCCGCGGCAATTCGAACCGAACGAGCGGCGCGCTGGACGCCTACATCAACGGCGCGGTCATCACCCCCAAGAAGGGCCGGTGGCTGTGGATCGCGACGAAGGAGATTCCCCGTCGCGTTGGCCGGTATCGGATGACGCCGGAACTCTACAAGAAGGGCGGATTCGAAAAGAAGATCGGCCCGCTGGTGTTCATCAAAGGCAAGCACTCGGGCGAGGCGTTCCTGATCGCGCGCAACGTGCAGGTCAACAAGGCGCTGGGCTTCGGTCGCGCGCAGAGGATTCCAAAGACCGGCACCATCCGGCCCGGCAAAGAGCGTCGGGATACCATCATCGCCTTCATCGGCATCCGCGTCACGCGGCGCGAGTCTCGATTCGATCCCGTCGCTATCGGCACGCGGGTTGCGCAGGGCTTGCCGGCGAAGGTCGCGCACTACCTGACCGGCAACATCACGCCGAAGCGCCAGAACGGGCCAATCGTCGCATCAACGTCAACGAGTTTCACACAATGAAGGGGAGGGTAGCATGGGTCTGAAATCTGATCTGCTGTTCACCCTGTCGGGCAAGCTCGACGGCAGCTTGGGCGGCGCGTTCGGCCAGTTCGAACAGAAGGCGACCAGCGCGACGAACAAGGCCGAGGCCGGCGTCAAGCGCGTCAACAAGGAGGTTTCCCGAACCGCCAACCTGATGCGCGAGGCGGCGGCGACCGCCGGCGTATTCGAAGGCACCTTCGGCGGCATCACGTCGCGGTTGAACGCGGGCGCGAACCTCATCGGCAATGCCGGGCTCAAGATCGGCCTCGCGGTCGGCGGTATCGCCACCGGCGCCGCGCTGCTGTCGGCCGCTTCGGGCATCCAGAACTATCAGGCGCGTCTTGTGTCGGCGACCGCCGGCCAGAAAGAGTTTGTCGCTGCTCAGGAATTGACCCGCCGGCTGGCGAAGGACACGCGCAGCGATCTCGGCGACACGATTCAATTCTACGTTCGGCTGACCGCGGCGACCAAGCAGCTCGGACTCGAGCAGCGCCAGATCGAGTCGATTATGTCGACGGTGCAAAAGTCGATCCAGCTTTCGGGCGCAACCGCTCAGGAATCGACCGCGGCCGTGCAGCAGTTCGTCCAGGGTCTTTCGTCGGCGAACGGCCTGAGCGGCGACGAGTTCAAGTCGCTGGGCGAAAACGCGGTCAAGGTGCTGCAGACCATCGCGGCCGGCCTCGAAAAGACTGGCGGCATCCCCGGCTTCGACGGCACGATTCAGTCGCTTCGCGATCTCGGCTCTCAGGGCAAGTTGACCGCCGCCGTGCTCGTTCCCGCGCTGGAAGCGATGAAGTCGAGCGTCGATGACTCCTTCACGCGGATGCCGGTCACGATTCAGCAGTCGACGACGCTGATGAAGAACTCGCTGACGGAATTGGTCATCAGGGCAGAGGACGCGATGGGTATTCTGCAGGGCTCGGCCAACGGCATTTCGCTGCTGGCCAACAACCTCAACATCGTTGGCGTTGCGGCCGTCTCGGTAGGAACGGCGTTTGCTGTCCGCTATGTTGCGGGCTTGTCGGCGGCGACGGTTTCGAATATCGCCTTCGGTGCATCACAGGCCGCCATGCTGGTCGGCCTCTATGGCACCGAAACGCGGCTCATCGCATCGGCAATCGCTGTTACCCGATTCAACACGGCTATGGCCGCGCTCCTGAGTCCGACGAACCTTGTCACCGCGGCGCTCACTCTTGCCGCCGGCGCCGCCTACTATTTCGCAACGCGCGCGACGGATGCGGAGAAGGCTGCCGATGCTCTCGGTGTGAGCCAGTCCGATCTTGCCGCGCGCACGGATATTGCGACTGCCGCGATGTTGCGCCAGGCAAACGCCGGCGGGCAGCTTGGCCGTGTGTTGGATGCCAATGCTATCCGCGAAGCACAGAACAAAGTGGATCTGGCGCACAAGGCGAGCGCAACCGCGCGCGCACGCTTGGCTGCGACATTGCAGAGCGGCGGCGTCAGCCGCGGCGCGACCACCGAATCCTTTTCAATCGCCAATGATATTCGCAACGGCAGGGATGGCGGAACTCAGGCCATCATCGGCCGCATCGCCTCATTGGAAGCCAAGTTTCCCGAAGTCTCAAAGGCGCGCGGTGAAGCAATCGCGGCCGCATTGAAAGAGGTTGTCGCTGCTGACATTCTGGTCAGGGACGCAATGATCCAGACCAGTAAGACTCTCGCGCCGAAGGGCGGCCGTGGTGGCGGCGGCGGCGCCGGCGCGGCAGCAGCAGATGGTGTGGTTGCTGCGGCGACCGGCAAGACGCTCGCGCAGTTGCGCGCCGAATCCCAAGTCGCGGCGATCGATGACGGGACCAGCGCGATCAAGGCCGCCAGCGCCCGCCGTGCATCGGCTATCGCCGCGCTCGATGCCGCATTTGTGTCGAAGGGAAAGGTCGCACCTGAGAAGCAAGCCGATTACAGCGCGCAGCTCACCGCGATCAACGCGACCTATAATGCCGAAGTCGAAGGCGCTCAGGCCGCCGCGCGCGCCAAGACGGCCGCCGCCGCCGCATCGCGCGCCGCTGCCGCCGCCGACAAGCGCGACCGTCGCGAGGCGCTGGCGGATACCAACGAACTGCAGCGCATCCGCGACAAATACGACAATCAGCCTTCGCGGCAGGATAACGTCGACAAGGACTTGAAGCGACTCCGCGAATTGCAAGCCGAACTCGGCAAGGCGATTCTGCCGGACTCGCTGTTCGCCGACATCGAACAGAACATGCGGCGTTCGCTGATCCAGCCCATGATCGACGCGAACATTGCCGCGCAGGAATCGCTCGACATTCAGACGCTCGTTGCCGCCGGACGCGATGCTGACGCCGAAGTGCTGCGCCGCTCGCTCGCACTCATCAAGCAGGGCGTCGACGCCACCGACATCAACCTCAACCAGATCGCCAACCAGGTCGAGGCAGAGCGCGCCGTCAACCGCGAGATCGAGCGTCGCAACGAACTGATCGGCATCTACGCTCGCGCCGCCGGCGAAGTGCAGGGCGCGCTCCGCAACCTGCTGTTCGACGTGCAGGGCGGCGATCTCCCCAAGGCATTCGCCAACGCCGGCAAGTCGCTGTTCGACTCCTTCCGCGCGAGCGTTGCCGACGAGATCAGCGTCAAGTTTTTCGGCAATGCACAGCAGGACGCGACCGATCAGATGACCGGCGCGCTCGACGTGAACACCGACGCGCTCGGCAACCTTGCCGCGGTCATCGCCAACTATCAGGACGCCTTTCAAAACGGTGACGGCGTGCTCGCCGGCGGCAGCGGACTCAGCGCCATCGCCGACAAGATTTCGTCGGCCGCGTCCAGCCCGCTCCGCAGCGCGGCGAACGATAATATCCTGACCAGCAGCGCGCCGGTGCTCGCGCCGCTCACCAACTCGCTCAAGACGTTTTCGCAGTCGGTTGGCGTGCAGCAGAAGGGCATCAAAGG